GTATAACGAAGAGAGAAAATAAATACAATTTGTTTTCATTTAATAAGTATTGTAATAATAATTATTAAATAAATCTGGCCTGCCGGAATCGAACCAGCGACATTTTGATAACTATATTACCAAAATATAAAGATACTTCTACAGTCAAATGCTCTACCAACTGAGCTAAGGCCAGACTACTTGCTGTTAGGATGGATTTAATAATAAATTTTGGTTTGCTGTATCCTAACTTCCAATATATATTGTGGGATTGTCTTTAAGTTGTTTTATAATATAATATTTTACACACTTAATATTATTTTCATTAGATACACAACCAGTTGAATATTATTCATATTACATATCATTATAAAATGCTTTTATATGGTTCTAATATAAAAATATTGAAGAATAATGTAAAACTTGGTCGCTGGCTTCTCTTACATGATGTAGATATTTTTCATGATTTTCGAAAAATGTTATAAAAAGTGTAGGACCGACTTTTGAATATTTTTGGGCAAAGTATTTTGGGAAATTCAATTTTGGACATTTATTTTGTCCATTTTTCGAAATCCCAAAATACTTTGCCCAAAAGGACAAGGTCTGTGACCATAATTGAATTTTATGGTCTCATCACTAAAAAAATAATTTTCATTTTGTTAGCATAACTTTTTTTTAGTTTTGAAAAAAAGGAGTTAAAAATATCTTATTTTGTCAATATATAGCAATGTTTAGCAATCCAAAACTTGCAAAAACTTGCACAGAATATTTTTGTGAAAGTTGTGACTATACTACCGAGCGAAAGAGTAGTTATGATATGCATTTATCTACATCAAAACATCAAAAATCAATGGTTAGCAATCATAATATTGCAAATATTGCAAAAACTTGCAATCAATATGTTTGCCAAATGTGTAACAAAACATATAAAGATAATTCTGGTTTATGGAGACACAAGAAAAAATGTGAACTTTCAAAAGAATCAAAAAAAACATTAGAACAAGATGAAAACCCTAGTATTAAACAAATTTTGTCTCCAGAATTTACACCTGAACTTATCAAGCTGATTACAGAGCTAGTAAAAGGACAAAATGGTATACAAGAATCGATAGTAGAATTATGTAAGAATGGCACACACAATAATAATAATAGTCATAATACAAATACTACAAATTCACATAACAAGTCCTTCAATTTGCAGTTCTTTTTAAATGAAACTTGTAAAGATGCAATGAACATTACTGACTTTGTCGATTCTCTCAAATTGCAGCTTTCTGATTTAGAAAAGGTCGGTGATGTCGGCTATATAGAAGGTATCTCTAGTATCATTATAAAGAACTTGAATGCATTGGATGTTACAGAGCGACCTATTCATTGTACTGATAAAAAGAGAGAAACCATGTATATAAAAGATGAGGATAAATGGGAAAAGGAGGATGATAAACGTATAAAGATGCATAAAATGGTTAGGAAAGTAGCCAATAAAAACATAAATTTGATTTCAGAATTTCAGAAATTGCATCCAGATTGGAAGAAGTATTCTTCCAGGGTCTCTGACCAATACAATAAAATTGTCATAGAATCCATGGGTGGAAAGGGCGACAATGATTATGAAAAGGAAGAAAAAATTATCAAGCGAGTTGCAAAGGAAGTGTTTGTTGATAAATGTCTTTAAGTTATTTTAAATAATATAAATTTAAATAACTTAAAAAAATTGAATGAAATTATGTATCTAATAATGAATACACAATATATTAACATGATTTCTCAACCAGATATGCAAATTGAACAATCAATTTTGTGGGTAATTGACAGGGTAGGTGACCGAAATATAAACCCGTTTTCCATCAATAGTATGGTTTATAGTGTCATTTTGAATACAGATTTTAATAATAGCATTTACAATGATGTAGAGCCAACGATTCCTTTTGCTCCATTAGCAGAAGTAGTCGTTGTCCCGGATATGGCAATAACAGAAGAAGAAAAACATTGTTGTGTATGTCAAGAAGATAGAGAAAATACAGACATATGTCGCCTCATTTGTATGCATACATTTTGCGGAGATTGTGTTAAAAATGTTATGGATAGACAGAAAATTTGTCCCTTATGTCGGGCAGAAATAAGTGAAATTTATGTTCAAAATGAGGAAAATAAATTGAAAATAAATTGAAAATAAATTGAAAATATTTAATAGAAATTCATAGACCTTAAATTATTTCTAGTAGGTCGAATAGTATTGCTTTGGTTACTAACATTTGTGGTAAACATTAATTTTGTCGATTTAATCTCAGCAACCCTTTTTTTTTGTTGAAGTTCTTTGATTTTATCTTCTAAAAGCATTTGTCTGTATTCTTCCATAGTTTTAGGTACGCGTATTTCAGGTTCATAAGAGGAAATATCATCTTTATAATCTTTAAAATACTTGTTATAAAGGAAGCTATTTTTGACTGCAGGGTCTATAGATACTGCCGGTTGTTGTCTTTGTGATAGCTGTTGTGCGATATATTCTTGATAAGGTTGTTGCATTTGAGTGTCAGGTTGTTGTGGATAATATTCCTCATTTTGCATTGTTGGTTGCATAAATTGTAAAACACCCTTTTGATTCACCACTATATTCATGTTGGATAATATGTCATCAAATGATACTTTTTTTTTCTTTACAGGTGCTTGAATTGGTTGATCCCAATATTGTTCAGGTGCATTAAATTGTGACTCATAATCAAAATTCTGTTGTACGTTGTTATCTAGCTCTGAAAAATGAATATTCATATGTATAATAAAAACATTTTTTATTATGTATTTTACCTATTATACAATATATAGTAAAATTTGGTCAAAAAATAATATGCTTTTAATATAAATATGCTTAATACTTATATAAAAAATGTTGGCTCAACACAAACTCTTATAGGCAACAATTATGGTGGTCATGTCGAAGAATTGGATTGGAATGCGGATTATGATGGTAACCAAGCAAAAATATTGGTAAATACGAATTCAGATGGTAACCGAAAAATATATCATTACACTTTAGATAATGCGGATTTAGCTAATATATTGAATATTAATAGCGTGAAGAAGCCTCTAGAAATGAGACTCAAAAAGGATTTTAAAAAAAAGCAAGCATTTAGATGTAAACCTCAAAAATATAGAATAGAATTGGCTGCTCCTCAAGTTGTTCCAATAGCACCGGCTTATTTATCAGAACCATCATTATCTAGCAACGATTCTAGTTCCTTAATTGAAATGTTACAATCATCGTCTCCTGATAGTTATCTTGAAAGTCCTGATTCCAGTGAAGAATTTATTGTACCTATTAAATTAGATGATACGCCTTATGATAGATACACATTTACACCAAAAAGGCGCAATTTAACATTGAAAACACATAGAACTCACCGAGTATTTAAAAGACCAAAGACAAGCTCATCGAGAAGAAGGAAGGGATCTAGTCATCGTAGACATAAACCTTCAAGACGTTAAGAAAAAGGTTGAATAATTATTTTTTAATGGTATGTAAAATTATCGTTTCGTCTTCTGAGTAACTTCTCTTACGCTTTTCAATTACAAATTCTTTTGCTAACCTTTTGTCCATTTGTTGTGTAATATAATATTGTGAGGCATATAATATGCTATTAGAGTCGTCGTCAAAAATAGATTCCAAATATAGACCTTGTGTACCCTTTACAAATTTCAAGAATTCCAGCATATTGTCTATATTTTTTTGTTCAAATTTTGCAGTGATAATGCAGTGTCTTCGAACAAATTGAGTTTTATTTTCAAACTCGTAATCTTCATATAAGTATTCGCAGCCGCATTCTGTAGCATAAGAATGTATAGACTCTTGTATGTTACCAGTCTTAAGAATATTAAATGAGACTTCGATATTATACCCCATTTATATTCCAGCTTTAAAAAAGGTATAGCCAAATTTTAAAATGTCTGGGTAAAATTGTTTTTAAATTGATTTATAAAATTGGAGATTTAATTAGATGTCCAATTTTGTTGGCCAAATTGTGGCGGGTTTTTTGCCTAAATGGGGTGTACCATGATTGGCGACATATGGAAAAACGTGGCACAATTTTGCCTGCAAATATGCTGCGCGAGTTTTGCGATGATCGAAAATGTTATTAAACATTTTCTGGGAAAATAACTTAAATAAAATGTTATATGTTATACACATATGAATACCCGTTATTTCTGCGCCATTTGCAATACGAAGCCAGATCAGATTTCCCATCACAAGTCGCATTTGCAGACGCAAAAACATAAGGATAATCGTGAGGCATATTGTAAAGAACTCGAATATTTTTCTATTTATAAATTAATTCATCCAAATGACTGGTTAGAACATGATGAAATTAAAGAAATTATTCGAAATGAATTTGGTACTGAATTAACACTTAAAAATAGAAATGATATGTTAATACAAAAAATGAATGTTATCGATAAATATTGCGAATGGAAGCCAAATAAAGTTTTTTGCGAACTTATAAATGGTAAACCCACCAATGTTTTTGTTGAACCTAGTGTTATTTATAAAAGAGAATTAGGTATTGGGTGTATATTAAATCAAAATGATTATTTAGAATGGTGCATTGAAAAGGTTTTGCAGTCAAAAGACACGATTAAGGCCACTCATAAAATAAATACTCCTGATATAAGTGATGCGCGTAGGGATCAACATATGCTGCGCGTGCATCTTGCAAGATGCTGTTCCATAAATTATGTATATTTGCAAGATATAAGAATGAATAAATTGAATATTCAATATTGTAAAGATGTTTCGAGCTTTCATCAAGGTTTGCAATATATTGAAAAACCAGAATATTTAAATGATACTATTGTGCAATATGCATGCGTATTATTTAATGCATTTGGTATGCCTTCTAACAACAACGTCATTAATAATGAATGCATATATTTCTATAAAGAAGTAGAAATAGAAACCATTGTGAATATGGTAAATGTAGAAGGGTATGATAAAAAAACAAAAATCAACAAGAAGGTATGGTTGAAAACATCCAGTTTAAATGATGATGAAGACGGATTTCATCCAGAATTCACTTATGTAGAAGATGAGGTTATCAAGCAGAAATTCCGCGATTATTTGGTTCAATTTTTTACAGCAAGAAAAGAAGCTTTTTTACAAGTTATTCATGAAGAATTAATACCCAGAGACGAAGAAGATTTCAAAATAATAGAAAAATTAAAAAATATGTGGCACGAGTATCATGCCAATGTTAAAGCCGGATTACCAGAAGTTGAAAAAAATGCCGAAATTGTAAGTAGATTGTTACTTGATTCAGACGTATTTAGAAAAGTTATCAAATTGTGTGAGTTCTTTTTTGAATATAAAGAAGAAGTTGTAAATCAATATTTCTGTGGATGCCTCTTTGAAGAAAATACATAGATTTTTGCTCTACTTTTTCTAAAAATACATAGATTTTTGCTCTACTTTTTCTAAAAGTAGATACGGATAAAAAATTGATTCTTTTTTCATAATAATTATAAATACATATTCTTATTTATTATGAAGCCAACTTTGCAACCCGTTTTATCATCACGTAACGATGATGTGCGTGATCAGCATATACAATTCTTTGAAGAAGGACATAAATATGTGATTAGTTTCGAGCCAGAAGTTAAATACACATCTGTCACCACTTGGAATCACAAACTCTTTCCTGAATTCAATTCAGATGCAATTATTGCTTCCATGATGAAGGGAAAGGGCTGGAAAGAAGGACACAAGTATTGGAACATGACCGCAGAGGAAATCAAAGCACAATGGAGTGCAAATGGTAGCATTGTTTCTACCGCAGGAACCGATATGCATTTCGAGATTGAATGCTTTATGAATGAAAAATTGCTGCCAACTGGATACACACATGAGCAGCTTTATAATTTATACATGAGCGAGCGTAAGAGCATTCATGAATCAATGTCTCTTGAATGGCAATATTTCTTGAATTTCGTCAAAGATTTTCCAGAGCTGAAGCCTTACAGAACAGAATGGACAATTTACAACGAAGATGTCAAGATTTCGGGGTCGGTCGATATGATTTACGAGAATCCTGACGGCACATTGTCTATTTATGACTGGAAAAGAGCAAAAAATATTACGCGCGTCAATAATTGGAACAAGTTTGCTTTGCCGCCGCAAATCTGCCATTTACCAGATTCAAATTTCTGGCATTATGCAATGCAGCTAAATACGTATAAAGTGATTTTGGAAGAAAAATATGACAAGAAAGTTAAAGATTTATATCTTGTGAGACTACATCCTGATGCAGAAGAGAAGAATTACGAACTCATTAAGCTGCCAGATTTATCTACCGAAGTGCGACAATTGTTTAAAGAAATTAGAAAATAATAAAAACTTTAAGGAAATAAACCAAATAAATAAACCATTTAAAGTTATTTAAAGATATAAATACATATGGACGATAAAACCATTTTTTATACTTTACTTACGCTTTTTTTCTATTATAGATACAACCTTTTACATATAGGTCTTAAATATGGTTTGGTTTTTTTGGGAAAAATGTTTAATTTTTTAAATAATCTATTATTTGTAAGTTTTGATGATACATATAATATTTTAGAACAAATAGAAGAAAAAAAGGATATCCTTGTAATTAAATATGAAGACAAATTTTTGACAGATATTCGAAAAATAGAAAAAGAATATATTTTTGATGAAGCTGAGATTCAATTACTAGAAGAAAAGAAGGCTAGTTTTTATAATCAAATAGTAGAAACGCGTGAAAATAAGATGCAAGAATTTATAAATAAGTTGTCTGAAATTGAATTTAAGTATCATGAAGTAGAAGAAGAGGAAGAATGTTTTGACAATGAATTAACAAAAGAAGAGTACTTACAAATTTTATTTCAGGATAAAAGAACACTACTATGTGGAATGAGAGAATTAGAAGCATCTATTGATATTAAAAAAGATATAGAAGAAGCTAGCCTACTAGCTAGAAATTTTATAATCAATAAACGTATAGAAAAACTCGAAAATTGTTTTATAATGGAAAGTACACCACAGGGTAATGTGTTAATGATTTATGATAATAAGCGTAATTCATTTAAATTTTATAGTGATAGCACGATTCCTTATAGATATTTAGAAGTAGTAGGTAGAAAATATGTGAAAATGTTTAATTGTCGTCAATTATATGTAGATATGGAAGAAGAGTTGAATTTAGCCGAAGAAAAATGGGAAAATGAGAGAAAACAAAAAGAGGACAAGGAAGAACAAGATAGAAAACAAAAGGAGGAACAAAAAGTTGTCCAAGTAGAAAAGAAAAATGTATTCGCCAAATTCAAAAGTTATAATAAAGAAGGTGCATCAGGGCGAGTGAATATAGGTGTGCCGCCTAAAAATAGTATTCCAATGACAAAAGAGCAAGAAAATGAGAAAATTTTATTAAAAGAAAAGGCAAATAGGTATACTTATGAAGGAAAGATTGCTAATTTCAGTTTCTTGAAGAAAGTAGAGAGAAAAGTGGTCGATAAAAAATACGGGTTGTCTTTTGCGGATTTTAAGAAAATGCAAAATTCTTCCAAATAAATGAAAAATAAAAACAGGTTATAATATAGTAATGAAAACTATGACAAGAAAAAATATAAAGAAATATGGAAGAAAAAGAAAAACTATGAAAAAAGGTGTAATAAAAAATACATATTTGTTAAAAGGTGGTGATGCAGAAAGTATAGATAATAAATGGACATTTAAAGAAGATCCTATTTTGGGTCCTATGTATTATTCTTTTTGGACAATTCGCGGAAAGCCTGTATATTTATGGACAGCGGATACATTATATTTTTTAGATGGTTATTTAAAGAAAAAGGTATTTGATTTGTTTATGAAGCTAAATCCAACTGCGATTTTGATGAAAACTGCAGTGGATACTGGTTTAAACCTTTTAGAAAATAATAAACCTAAAATAAAAGAATTAGCGCAAATGTTTACAAAGTCTGATAAGCCTGATAAGCCTGCTAAGCCTGCTATGCCTGCTATGCCTGCTATGCCTGCTATGCCTGCTATGCCTGCTATGCCTGCTAAGCCTGCTATGCCTGCTATGCCTGCTAGAAACTTTTTTGAAAAAAATCCTAGAATACAAAAATTAGTGCAAATGCCTGATAATATACATACTGGTTTAAACTTTTTAAAAAAAAATATTACAAAGTCTGCTACTGCAGCTCCAGCTGCCAGTGGAGGTGGAAAACGAAAACAAAGAAAGTTTACAAAAAGGCGTAAATAATTTATTGGTTAGATTTCTTCCATTCAATAAATCCATTACTTCTATAAATATTAAAAGAGGACGACAAATGGTTGACTGCAATTTCGTATCCGATTCTCTCATTTTCATTCATTTCACTTAAATATTGAAACATTTCTTTCTGTTGATCAATGGAATACAACTTGGTAGACTCTGGGATAGTAA